GAATCGGTTTTAAAATAGGTGAATTCTCTATCTTTGGTGAGTTCGGTCACCGGATTTAGCAAATTGGCCTTGTTAGAAAAATATACCGTGAACTGCTCTATTGGGGTAATGGCGCCTTTCTTCTCAGGGTAGTACTCCGGATATATATATTCTTTTGCTGGCGCTAGCAGGAATGTAAATGGTGTGCGGTTCCGCTCAGACCAAGAATTTAGGATATCAAAATATCTATCCCATTGTTCTATTCCTTCTTTTGAAATCAGGTTTTTGCCGAGGAATTGACCTGCGCTGTCATTGGTGTCGTTAGAAAGAAATAAATGCCCTTGCTTTCCTACTAATGCCGTTGCCTTTGCCTTGCCTATACTGGTCTGAGCTAGCCAGTATATTTTTCCGTCATGGCTTGCTCCAATTTTGAAGTCGGTATTGTAGTCAAGGGGGTATTTAGCGCCGCACTGCAATGGCGCGCCAGGAAATGCTTTTTGGACGTCAGGGCGGTCTCTGTTCGGAATAAAGCTAGTCTTTGGCATATGGCTAAATACAAAGCTTACAGGCTTCCCGTCGAGACTGTAGATCCATCCTGAAAAACCGATATATATGTTATCGGCAGCACAGTAAGAGCCCGTCTTTGGTAAGTCTATAGAGTACTTTATGTTACTCTGTTCGACTTCTAACTTTGTTATGGTTAGGCTCTGTTTTACTTCCATTTTTTGCGTTCCACTTTTGATTATTAAACTAGCGACTGTCGCTTTGCTGGATTTTCTTGCGCGCATTCTAGCCGAATTTTAGTAGTTTCAGTCAAAGATGATCGACCGCAAATCTCGACTTACCCAGCAGCAGTTGTGCGGTTTCTACCTATGCCTGCCAAGTGCGGGCTTTTTTTCGCCTGGAGAAAAGTATGCCTCTCACCCAGCAGCAGCTGTTGCAGATCCTCCCGAACGCCGGCCCAGTTGCCGGCGTTTTTGTGCCCGCGCTGAACGATGCAATGGCACGGTTCAAGATCAAAGGCCGGCTGCGCGTAGCGGCCTTTCTCGCCCAGATCGGGCATGAGTCAGGTCAGTTGCGCACGCTGGTCGAAAACCTGAACTACAGCGCCGAGGGCCTGGTCAGGGCTTGGCCGAAGCGGTTCAATCTGGTGACCGCAACCAGTGTTGCGCGCAAGCCCGAGCAGATCGCGAACATCGTCTACGCCTCTCGGCTGGGCAATGGGCCTGCCGCGACGGGCGATGGTTGGCGGTACCGGGGCAGGGGATTGATCCAGGTCACCGGCTGGGTCAACTTCCAGGCATGCGGCTCGGCCCTGGGCCTGGACCTGCTGACCAAGCCAGACCTGCTGGAGCAGCCGATTTACGCTGCGCTCTCTGCCGCCTGGTTCTGGTCTAGCAACGGCCTGAATGAGTTGGCGGATGCTGGCCAGTTCGAAGCGATCACTCGACGCATCAATGGCGGCCTTAATGGGCAGGATGACAGGCTGGCGCTGTGGAAGAAGGCCATGGAGGTGCTGATATGACCCATGTTGCGCTGAATCTAAGCAGTGTGAGTATCGCGGTAGCGTTGTTGCTTACGCTGGTGGCGGTAGATGGTGCGTGGATTTGTGTCAGGTCACTACCGACCGCTTCTTGACTCCACGAACAGGGCTCAAACCACGGCCAAAGCTAGTCGCAATAATTAGGGGAACTCACTGGTGAGCAGCGTAGGGAACTCAGGGCAGGAAACCGATTATTGATATGTTTTTTTCTAAAGTTGTGTTTGGTTAATAATATGCTGCGCTTATGTTGTAGTTTGTTAGGTCATTTTCTAGTCGGTACTGCATTTCATTGTTGTGATTATTCAGTATAAGGAATTTACCTCCTATATAGGAAATGAGGTAGGTTTGATTGGTGTTGCTGAGTGAATTCATCTCTTTTATCTCGGGAAAGGCGCGACCTAAATTAACTAGATCATTCAATCCAACATAAGACCCAAGGTGAAAATTAAATGCCATTGCTATTGCAATGGTTGCTGGTAGAAGCTTCATCGAGTCCATTCTTCGTTCGTAAGGTTCGTTTGTGAATTTAAGAAAAACATATGCGATGTGAAGCCCGAATCCCATAAGGGGATATAATCCTAAAATTACTAAGGTTGCTACTGCGTATCTACGTTCGATAAAGAGTCGTGCTAAGATGAATAGTAATAATAGCGCTGCGAAACCAATTGCGAAGTTTTTTTGCATTACTCTTGGTTTTATTTTGTCCAATGCTAATGTTAGTCCGAACACTATTCCAAAAGTTGTAGCGAAGATGGGCAGGAATGAGTGGGCTATCGTTTCTTGAAATGATATTAGTTGTGTTGCCCAGATGCACTCTAATGAGCTGTAGTATCCAATATCGTACTGCCTTCCCATGACATACAATACGGGCACGCAGAGCGCAAGAAGCTGGCCTATGTCCGACACGGAAATGTTTTTTTTAGAGCTGTCTTGTATATTTTCGTTCATATTAGACCCTTTCCTTAAGTTTACATTATCGCACGGACAGGACTGAGCCTTAGCGTGCAGGCGAGCTGGTTTTCATTGATCTTGAAGAGCAGGGCAGTAAGCAGGTCTAAATTTAGCATCTAGAATCCCCCGTGAAGAGGTCAGCGTAGCACTGGAAGGAGCTGGTGTTCGGTCGAGGGAGTCCGAATGATGGGAGAGCTTTCTGAAAAGGTTCGCAATAATGGATGCACCATGACCCCTGAACCTCGGCCACCACTTCTTTTTCAAACGCGCACCATAAGTCTCCCCGCATGACGGCTTGCCGGGTAGCTTTCGCATGCCGGCTGTGCATCACGGAGAATTTTTCGTGCCAGTGGCAGCTAGGTGGCTGGCGAAACCAGCAGCACAGGTCTAGGCGAACCGTCGCTCACTGCTGTTTCTGGATCAACTGTTTCGATATCTGGGCCGGGATTGACGACAAGCAGGCTTGAAAGCATTACAGGTTTATGTCGAGGAGGTATGGATGAAGTAACTGGCAACTTGTTTCGCCAGGGGAGGAATGCTTGTGTGAGCGGTTTTCGCGGCGATGTATCACGGTCAATGCCTGTTTTCACCCATTCATTTTTTTCAGGGATTCGCAGAGTTCCGAAGATTAGATCTAGAACAGGAAAAAATGCGGCATAATTTGAGTTGTGATATTTGCTATCTTTTCCATGGTGCAGTCTATGCCACTGCGGGCCAGATATGATGTACGTTACTGGACCTAGTGATACGCGAAAATTTGCATGATTGAAGTAGCCCCAGCCGCTGAAAAGTATTAATGATCCTACATAAGGAATCATATTTCCTCCACATATTATTGTGGTAGGAATATGAGCAAATATAAAGCCGATCAGGGCGCCGCCCACGCTTTGTCGTAGGGAGGTTGATGCATTCATTTCTGAGTCGCTATGGTGCACTCTATGAAAAGCCCAAAGCGCAGCGAATTTATGTTCAAGGCGGTGCGTCCAATATTGGAAAAAATCCCAGACAAAAGCGTACGCCAATGTAGCTAATACTGACCCCCATATACCATCTTTTTTCCAGTTGGGTAAGGCGCGATCAATTATTGATACGGTTGGTAGCTGTTGAATGCAGAAATTTAAAGCGGGTGCGGCAATTGCTAAGGTGGCTAAGAGATAAATGAAAACTCTAAAGTTATGCCACCTCCCACCAAGTCCGGGGTCGGTCACTGCTGGCTTACACGATTCTATTGCCCAAGCAACTAAGGTAATAATGGCGGCTATTGTCAGCGATCTTGAGTTGCATTCAATTATTACCATCATCCACTGTACAAGTTCGCTCATCATTGCCTCGCTTTTTTAGAGCGGCAAGTCTACAATTTTTTGCTTGTTTCATCCTGCATAGATTGAGAAGTCGTGAAGGAGTCGGTTGAGTGAGGCGACCATAGGTAAGCTCTATGTCATCTTCGATTCAGCGACTCTAGAGCTGCTGGGATCGATGGCCGCACCTTAGAACAAGCCGTTTTCCTCGGCTGGCCTTATCAGATCGGGCCCCTGATTGCGTACGTTGCCAATCGCGCGGTCCACCTTGAACCACTCGAACGCCTCTGTTGGCTCGCCCTGGTACAGCACCATCTGTTCGGCGCGTTCCTTTGGCGTGGCCGGGTCGAGCCATTCGCGAGCCAGCTCTGGCGTTAGCGTCACTGGTCTGCGGTCGTGGATGTCCACCATGCCGCCGGCGCTGTCGGCGGTGATGATTACGAAGCCATCATGTTCGCTTGGCTCATGTTCGGCGTTCGGATACTGGCCGATTGCGGCGCATAGGATTGGCGTTCGGTCCCGACGACGAATCAGGTAAGGCTGTTTCTTCGGTCCGCCTTCTTCCACCCATTCAAACCAGTTGTTGATCGCAATGATGGCTCGGTGCGGCCAGATGGCACGGAAGAAAGGGCCGTGAGCGACTTTCTCCACCCTGGCATTGATCGGTGCTGCGCGGTCCTTGGCCCAATGCGGGCGCCATCCCCAGCGAACCATATCGGCGTGCAGATATTCACCTTCCTGGTGAAATATGGCGAGCTGGGTTGTCGGGGCGGCGTTGTACCGCTCGAAAGGCCGGTCACCGGTGCTGTTGACCAGAGGGTTGGGCATGCTGAGTGCCGCCACAAAGTCGTGGATGCCATCGTATTGGGAAAGTCGACCGCACATGTTCAGCCCCTCTGATTGCCCGCTTGCAACTCGCGAATGATCCTTTCTTTTTGATCCAGGACCCAAGTCAGGCTGTGGATCTGGGAAAGCTGGTCGGTTGTTTCCGCCTCGAGGTTCGCTATCCAAGCCCGCTTATTTTGGAGTTCGGCTGACAGCTGGTCGTTCACTTCGACAAGGGTGGTAATGTTTTCCTTCGCAGCATGCAGCTGACGCTTCAGATCCTTGGCGTCTTCCTCGAGCATGCTTGCGTAATGCTTGACGGTTTCCAGCCTGGTTGGACTGCCGAGCCAATCGCTGGTGTTTTTGATGTCGTAGGGAGCCACGGTTGTGCCTTATTGATACTGTTTGGATATACAGAAATCGAGGCTTCGTATTTTCGCGAGGGTGTTGCGACGAGGTGACTTTGATGTGGGAGTTTTGGGTGGCAGGGAATGGCGGAGGGCTGCGGGGAATTCCTGAGGCTGGATCCTTGGATTCAGGGGCCAGAATCCCCGCTCAACCCCGTGCCGACGTCATAATTAAAGATCGCGTCATACGAATGGCTGCAGTCGACCCCAACCGGCCGGCTGCAGCGCTACCAAATCAGGGGCTATTCATCTTGTCGGCAAGCGAGGTCAACGTTTTTAGTGGCGTAAGGTTAGCGCTCATAAATCGGCCTTGGATCTATGCACTCTAGACGGCGATCCTGCTCGATAGACTCGATCCTGCTACTTAATATCATTAGCAGCCTAGAGCAAGCCGCTGAGTAATAGTGCTTCGCATCAAAGGTGTAATTGTCGTTAAGGGTCTTCCGGTAGAGGTCTTTGCATTTGTCGCGTAAGGAAGTATCTGCGAGCGAGATTCCTAGTTTGTGTGCAAAACTATTCCGAATTGCTCGCACTAACTCAATGGCTTGTAGTTCATCTTTCACAATTAGTCCAAGGGAGAAAGCTGCCTTCGTTCGTGCAGAGAATGCGGAAAGCGGACCGCTACCTCCACGGAGCATTTCCTTCGTAATGGGGCTTTCAACAAGAAATTTCTCTAACAACCGACACAGCATTTCATCCACCATTGACGCCCAGACGAGAACAAGTCCTCGCTCGGTACCACTGGCATTCTCGCGATTGGCCTCATCGAGAAACTCACGGATATCGTGCCATCCGGTAGGTAAATCTGATGGGGGTAATTCTTCATGAGCAGGTGCGTCGTGTTTCGGCGGTGCTACAGCACCGAATTCACCGGACACGCATCGCTCGAATATTTCTCTGCCGTGCGGTTCTGAGTCTAACGGGGAGGCCGTAAAAGGTACTTCAAGCCCAAGATTTTCAAAGAAGACATGACAATTGATTGACGAGCGTTCGTCGTTGGACCAGTGCGGTTCTCGCACATAACGGTAGGTGACTTTCATTGCCATATCATGCCGGTGAATTAAAGTGGCGACTGTATCATCGAACTAGCAATTCGGGTGCCCTTTGCGATGGCAGTTTGTTGCTTCTTATCGAACCATAGCTGCCACTGAGCAAAGGTAGCAGTTGGCCAATTTCAGTCATTCCGGCGTCATCATCACCGCGAGCGTCATCTTGATGAACTCTTCATTTTTGTCGATCGTGTCGAGGGCGCCACGCACGTTGTCGGCGACGTCGGCCGCGCCGCGCTGCTCGACCCAGTTCGAAAGCTCCAAGATGGCCGCTTCGAGGGCAAGCTGGTTTTCATTGATCTTGAACAGCAGGGAAGGGAGCAGGTCTGAGTTTGGCATCGCGAAATCCTCCGTTGAGATTTCAGCGTAGCACCGGAGGGTAGCGGGGATGCCGGGTCGTAGGGTTCAGAAAAGCAAAGCCCCGAAGGTTCGCGGCTTCGGGGCTTCTATTTTCGCCCGCATCCCTTAATGCCTGGCGAACGTGGCGGCGAGAATACCAGCGTTCAAGCGGTGACTCACTACTGCGATAGGGGGATTGTGTTCGGTCGGCAGGAGGCCGTGGGAGGGGGCCGAAAAGGCGTGCGTGACTTTTGCGTGACTTTCTCACGCACTTGTAAGCACTACTGGGCATTCGGTTGCAGCGAGCGCCAATGATTACGGCCAAAACAAAGGGTCTTGCATGGGTCCTGCGTGCATGGGGTGCTAGGGGTCGAGTGTTCGAATCACTCCGTCCCGACCATATAATTCAAGGGGTTGCGAGATTTTATCTCGCGACCCCTTTTTATTTTTCAGCGTGTTCACTTCTATAGAATGACTGGCTCTGGGTGGAACCCTCATCTCTTTCGGAGGAGATGGGTCTCTAAGCCGAGTATTACCTTGACGAAAGACAGCAATCGACCTCAAGCCACTCTAATTCGGTCCCGCCGTGGATCGACGCGTGGTAAGTGTCAGCGATCGAGAAACTAGACGGTTCTGACTGCCAACGCTTTT